ATACATATTGTATTCTTTTTGATTTAAATCTATCAACAAGAATATTTACGAACATTTCTGAAACTTTTGATATAGTAGATGAATCTAAATTACCATGCCCCCTTGATTCAGAATCATAACATACACACGCATAACCATTATCGTCAAAATCGGAATAAGATGTGTCATCTTTCCATAAGGTGTCAAGTAGTTTCGTGTCACCTTTTGACATATAATCCATGGGCACTGCTGCCATGTCTAAACCAAATTTTGCTCCATTTGGACCAACAAATTTGGCTTTGAAAACATCTAATGTGCCTGACCATTTTACTTGTCCTGCATCAGCTTCTGTTAATAAGTTTTTAATTTTTCCCACACCCTCTCTCTCTAATTAAATTAAAAAAAAATATTATAGTTTACAATAAATATATCTTAAATGCAAATTTCTAACCATTCTCTCGGTATTTCTTTTTTTGCCCACAACCAACCTTTTTTGTCACAGTATTGGGCATAAGTTGTTTTACTACCTTTGTATAACTTTGCATTTGGATTTTGAAACACAAAACGAATATCTATATCTGGATATTGTTCAAATAGTAAATCGAATTTTAGTCTGTCTGTCTTTACCCATCTACCCTTTGTTTCAATATACATTTTTTTACCACCACTTTTTATCATCACAAAATCTGGAGTGTATTTGTGTTTTGTTTCTGGTTGTATGTATGGTAATTTTTCTGTTTCATAACCAAAAATTTTATTGGATTCTTTCAATAATTCATTTATATTTTCTTCCAATCCACTACGGAATCCGTGTTTTATTGCAACTTGATTTCTACGCATTTACATATCAAACCTTATGATAACATTAATATCTATATCTTTTCTTTTTTTAAGTGGTGTTGCTAACTTAGCAATAGCAACCAAATCATTGTTATTATTATACAATCCAATACTTGTTATGTATGGTGAAAATGAAGAACCGGTTACAAATGGTTTTACATTGTATTTCTTATTGTATTTTACCATAGAAGTCTGATTTTGTGTATTATTAAATTCACCTCTTGGTATTTTACAAACAACCTCATGCTCATATAAAGTCGTTGTTGTCTTGAAAGAAGACTCAAATCCGTATTCTAAATTTTCATAATCAAATCTTCCATTTTTTCCTAACAATAAATTTTTATATTTTGGTCTTGGATCAGAAATTGATATTATACCAATATCATAAAATATATTTCCGATTTGATCCGTTTGATAAGCATAACCGTTTTCAAAACTATTATCACCCAATCCTTGAATTTGATTCTCGTTTAATGGTTTGCTATAAATTCGTATTTCATCTAATTTTCCATAGTAAAAATTATTGTTCGTACCATTTCCACCAATATAAAAATTATTATCGTTTTGTATATTATCATTAATTATTTTTGTTTCATAAGCAACTCGTTCACCATTTAACCAAATTTCATAATCATTATTATTTTTTTGACAAACTACATGATTCCAAACACTCGATGAAATTTCAGGACTTATCAGTTCTACGGTTTGTACTCCAGAAGATTGTTTAAAACTTATTGTATTTGGATTGTTTGAGTTTAAGTTGTTTAATTCTATATCAAATGGATATTGTGATGATACAATATTTGAATCAATAGAAAATGTTTTAACACCATTGTTTGAAATATCTGTCATTTTTACAGTTTTTTTATCAAACAACGGATTTGATTTTGAGTTCTGAACGGATTGTGTTGGTGGTATGTTTATCCAAAAACTAAAAGCAAAATTAAATTCGTTTGGAAAATTAAACAACTCAGAATTTTCAACATTTAAATATGATTCTGAAAAATGCGCACATACACCCGAAGTATCGGCGCCTTCCGTTGTTAATATACCAGGATGGTATGATATTTTTTTTGGATTTACTATTTGTAGTTTATTTAAATTATTAGAGTAATCTAAAACATAATTTAGTTTTTTATTTAATAGATTATATTCTCTATATTTTTCATTGAACCCAACGTATAATAAATTATGATCCTTACCTGCAAATTTGGTTTTATCAAATGTTGTATCTATTATATTACCAAAACCATCATCAATAATATCAAATGCTAATATGTTCTCGTTATTAAAATTTGATAATTTAAAAGTACCCTTTTGTACACCTTCACCATAAAAAGTTCTTGGCAACAATAATACAGATCCCGTTTCTGACAAATAACTATTCGAATCATAATCTGTAATTGTTGCTGAATGTCTGTTTTTATCATAATCTTTGTAAAAATTATGATCCATGTAATACCAAATTAATTTTGGATCAATAGTTTGATATTCAAAATTATTTGAATAAAGTGAAGATGAAACATTTAAAACATTTCCAAAATATTTGTAATTTTCTGGATAATAAAATCTAAAAACACCAATTTCTTTTCCATCAACATTTGTAAATCTTGAAGTTGGTTGTACTGTTATTTCGGTTGTTCCCAACTGTTGAATCCATGCATATATCATTGCACTAAAAGTTGATGAAGCATTTCCCCATACAATATCCACCTCTTCCTGAGTTGCATCTGAAGGTCGGATTACATCATCTGAAGAATAATACCAAGTTTTATTTGCAACAAATGGTCTTACGTTGTAATCACCATTTCGCAATTTTTTCATAAAAATATTTATACCCGGTGTATTCATTAATTTGTTCTAACTTTTATATTAAAAATGTATTCGTGTGCACTATCTTTTAATAGTGGTTTTCTTAATTTAGCAACAGCCAATAGTTCTCTTTCGTTATTGTATAATCCAATAGTTGTTATGTATGTTTTAGATGTTGCATTTACAATATCATAGTAAAATTTTCTATCAGACCCACTAACATATGTATAATTATTTGTATAATTAAATTGATTTCTATAAATTCTACAAAAGAAATTTAAATCGGAATATAATTCTGCAGATCTACAATACCAATATTCGTGATTAGTTCTTACATTATTTGGTGAGACTGAACCACTTATTGATATAAATAATTTATTCATATTATCACCATCTACCGATGCAGTTACGGTATTGAAGGAACATGAATAATCTAGCGTTTTTCCATCTAATATAACAAGACCCTTGTTTGGAAAAACAAGTCCCCATATATCCAAATTATCATCTTCTGCAAGTCCTTGTTGTATTGTACCCTCAACCAACGAATAATATTCATTAATATCGTATGTTATATCGTTATAGGTTTTTGTTATTCTACTATCATCAATTAAGGTGAATATCTTGTTTGAATTTTGATCGGAATTAAAATTACTTCCCGTGTTTACTGTTTGATCTGGATTTGATTGTAGTGGTGATAAAGAAATTTGAAAAGTTGTATTATCTAATCTATCCTTAAATGCACTTCTTTCAAATTCTATAGCATAAAAATATTCACTTTTTTTTCCATTTTTAAATGTTAATACATCTTCATTGCCAAAACAATCTGCCATGTATTTTTTATACATTACTTTTGCAGGATATAACTCTGTTTTATTTTTTACAAAAGTTGCACCCAAACCATCTTTATGTGCATATGATATATTAAATATTTTTGAAAATTTACCATCGATGTCATTTTTTGTAATGACTGGTAAATAATATTTTTTATGATTATCAATTACCGATCCGGTATAAAATTGATTACATCTATCACTATTAACATTAAAAATTGGTTTTGTAATATAGTATTTATCCGAATATTTTATATCTGCGTTTGTTGTAATAAATTGTTTATATGAATATATCGTATCTTCATTTATTGGTGGAATATCTATTGTTATGAATCTTGTTGGTAAAAAAACATTTTGAATTGATTCGTTATCAAGTAGAGTATTTATTTGATTCGTATTATTAGTTTGTAGTGTTAATTGAATATAACCATCACTATTTTGTGTAATACTATAAAATCTAACGTTTTCATCTATTTCTTGGTTTGGAGAATTTGATAATTTTATGTTTTCAGAGTGTATCATACTATTGAAAACGTCAAAATTAAAAATAATATTTTCTCTTATTGGTAATCCATTTTTTAATTGAAAGTTTATGTAGTTGATTAATAGTTTTATTACTTTTTTGTTTATGTTGTAGTTTACATTCATTAATTTTGAATTTGCATCCATCAACATTTTATACAAAAAATTTGTCCTAACTTCAAAAAAAGAAGTTAAAGTGGTATTTATATCAGTTTCGTTATCTTGACCTAAACCATTATCTATACTTGCACCATCTATGTTTATATTAGTATTTTGTATCGTAAAAAATTTGTTTCCATCATTTACGATTTCATTGAAAAAATCACTTGCAACAACATCTTCTACTAATTCAATATCAGTTACTACCGGATCTATTTTGTAAAGTTCTTGGTTTAGTAAATTATTTATTATGTTTTGTTCTACATTTTGTATTTCATTATTATCATTAACAACATTAAAAATAAAATCATATACTTTACCATATTTTTCTTTTGGCTTTCTTTTTTCGGTTATCCAAGGTAAAGGATTGAATTTTGTAAGAACATCGGATGGTGGTATTTTTTGATTAGACATTTCTATGAAATAATCTTCAATATGATCCAACATTAAATCCGAAACTAAAAATACAAAAGGTGTGTAATTTGCATTATCCGTTTTGTAAAAATCAGAATAAACTAAATTATTTCTATCATTCTTATCTATGGTGTAACCGTCCCATTCATTAGATAATTTTACAGAACTATATTCTATTTGGTCTGGATATTCTGAATCAAATACAAATAAAACTGGCAGATTCTTTAAAAAGTCAATAGATACTCTTGTATCTTTTTCTATTTGATTTAATTGTTCATGTGTTAAATGATGTAGTTTATAGTATTTTTTTGAAAAACCAATATCATACGGTATTTTTTTACTCAAATCGTCTAAAACAACTTGTGTCTCTTGATGTCTTGGCCATATAATATCTTTATTCGATGTAAAATATATTGTTTTTTGACATGATAAACTTCCAGATGGAAATGAAAATCCATCATAAACGTATGTACTTCCAGAAATATTTGAATTTATACAAACTTCTGTATTTGTAACATTTGTTACTTTTAATGTTCTACCAATATTTTTTATCACAAAAATAGAAACAGAACCTGTTGGGTTTGTTAAAGTTAATTGTACAGGATCTGGTGTCCCATCGTTTACATTTTTTATATTCGATTCTAATAATCCAGTCATCGGATTTATTATGTAAACATTATTATCTTGAACCCCTACTGAAACATCTTTTCGTAAGTTATCTCCGTCATTGTCTGCCCTTTCTTCTATAAAAGAGCCGATATAACCACTGCTTGTAACTTCAAACTCTTTTATCATTTTACCAATTTAATCGTATTTTTATTAAAATGTCTTTATTTGGTGTTTTTAAAATTGGTTTACTCAATTTAGCAACTGCCAATAATTCCTTAGCATCATTATACAAACCAACAGTTGTTATGTATGTGGTTGGATTGTATTTGAAATAGTTGTATTTCATTATGTTATTATTTTGATTGTTTTCATTAACCATAGTTGGATTATTAGAGTAATTTGATGATCCAGCGGTTACTTTTACAAAATAATGATTAGATTTATTATTTTTTGATGCCCGTGCCTTTAAATGATAACCTAGTGATGCGGCACCACTTATTGATGTAAACAATTTATATGAATTATTTGAATCACTATTGATTGTTAATCCACTTGAAAAATCTAATTCATCATCTAACTTTTCTGCATCAAATACTATTATGCCCAAATTTGGATAAATTTTACCATATGTTGTTATGTTTGGATTAGTTTCAATGCTTCCAGTTCCAGAATTATGTATTCCATTAGTTAAACTTCCACTTACAATATCAAATGCAGTAAATGCATAATCATTTGAAAATTTTGATTCCAAAATATCTTCGGAATTATCTATAAATGTCATTACATTGTTTGATAAACCAGCCAAAGACTTTAAATTTATTTCAAAATTACCCGGATCTATTCTATCGGAAAGGGAATCTCTATTAAAGTTTATTATGTAAATGTCA